GGGGTATTTATCTTTATTTTTTTTTCTTAGGATTTAAATCTGGATAGTTGATATAAATTCTATTATAGTCAAAACGTAAAGTTTCTTTACGTGCTAATTCTTCACGAAGCTTTTCATACTTGCTGTAAAGAATAGAGTATTTAGAACGTAGTTTATCATCAAGATCATCTTCTGATAATACTCCATCGATGATAGATAAACGAGTATTGATAGAATGAAGCATAAGCAATGCATCATTTTCATCTTCTACATTACGTAAACGTAGTTGATATTCATAGAGATCATTTTCATAATCTCTGACTGCACTATATCTGAAGGATTTCGATGTGTCCCTATATTTCTTCATAGCCCAGTCAATAGGACCTGCTTCTAGTAAAGAGTTGTCATCGATACGACTCAAAGCAGTAATTACACGTTCAATTTCACGTTTTACTAATCTAATAGAAGTATACTCTAGAGATTTACGTAATCCCTTGATTGTAATGATGCGGTTAGATAATACATCATTATACACAGATAAACACCATGCAATAATAGTAGATGTATCTTTCTTACCGCCAGTTAGATAATTAATATATCCATAATCTTTAAGCTTCTTAATAGAAGTTTCAAGATCCATGCCAAATCCACAACTAATGAGGAAATCATCAGCAAGCAACGTACTATGATCTTTGAACATCACTGAAGTTATCTTCCAGATTAGATCTTTAAAGCCGAATGTCAATAATACTGCATAGTTAATAGTACTAGCTCTACGGATAGTACTATTAGTTTTATCTAAGTATACATCAATTTCAGCTCTAGCAATATCTATAGCAGAAGATGAATTTACTAATGCTCCTACATCATGTAGGATTAAAGCTAAGATTTCTCTATTAGATAAGTTGAGGACTGGATCAAACAACTTAGAATCTAGTTCTAAATAATACTTAGTAATTTTAGATTTATCTTGATGATCAGTATCATATGCAAATGGATCACTTAAGATGATATCATAAATATCGTTATCTTTAATGATAGGCATTACACAGATACCAAAGAAAGCTTTATCTGTATTACGAGTATATAAAGCCACATTACAAGAAGAACCAGTGAAAAACATATTTAGCTCATGAGCTAATTGTCTTAACAATTCTGGGTCTTGATTAGTGCGGAGTTGTTCAATAATAGATATACAATCATGAAAATCATAATTGTTCATATCTAATCCCCTTTCCTTTAAAGTCAAGGAAATGCCTAGGGTCTATAATGACCCTAGGCGTTTATTTCCTAGATTAGATTAAGGTTTTACATATTCAACTTTTTCTGGAGCTGTGATGTCTTTCTTAGCATCGTTTACTTTAGTGTAAGCAGAAGCATTTGGATAGCCACCAGCTGTACCAGCAGAAGTCATAGTATCAGGAATGTAAGTAGTGTAATCGTTCATGAGGTTACGTCCGATAGGATCAGTATTTTCATAACGAGTACGTAAACCAGTAGGGTTAATGATCTTAACACGACCTTGAACTGGTTGGTAGCTTACCAATTTGAAACGTTCGAACGCATGAACTGCTGGCAATGCATAGTTTTGTGCGTTGCGAATTTCATTAGATAAGTACAATTGATAATCGTAAATACAATAGATTACACGATCGCTATTACGAGGGTTTAACAAGATAATCAAGTTTTGGTTGTTACGAAGTTTATCAGATGCAACGAAGTTGTAAACACGTTTGTCGCTAGTTACAACTGTACGGTTGAAGTCTAATTCAACAGGACCAATGGAACTTGGAGCTTGGTAAGTGTAAGTGGTAGGAGTGATCTTACGGATCAATGCAGGGTTACCAATTACAGAGATAGTGATGTTAGGGTCATTCAATACTTGGATCATTGTTTGAGCGTAGTTGTCCAAAGCATCCATGAATGTTTTGTGACGGTATTCTACTTGATCCAATGCATAACCTTCTGGTGGAGCGAAGTCAAATACTTCAGCGATTTTATTAGCCATAGGCATAGTTTTGAAGTCATTATCCAATTCTTTATGGATTTTGTCATCTTTCCATGTACCTAAAGCTGTTTTGAACAAGGAAAGGATATTAGTCAATTGATCTTCATTATAAAGAGCTTGAATATCTTTTACTTCTTCAGGGCTGATTGGTGTATTGATTGGGAATGCATCAGGAATTTCCACGATGTTTGTTTGAGAATCCCAACGTACAGAGCAAGTATTAAGCATTGCAGAGGAAGTATCACGACGTACAGACAATACAACTTTAGTTACAGCTGTATCAGAGCAGTAAAGCATGAATTTATTGTCTTTCATGAAACCAGATAAAATGCCTTCCAAAGTTTTAGGAGTGCCTGCAGTTGCTTCGTAAGTAACAGAGAAACGAGTCATCATTTGACGATCGATTTCGCCATAGCTTGGGTCGAAGCGGCATTCTTGAATAGGAAGAGCTACATTAATTGCGGCACCAGTAGTGATTTCACTTGCTTCAACTGGAACCAATTCATGAGTTGCAGAATCTTCTTTCATCATACCAGCTTTAGGAATAGCAGATACGATTACATGAGTTACTGCAGATTCGATAGAGAAGTTATCAATGTTTGGTACAAGACCAGAAGCACCGAATACTGCTTTACGAATTTGAGTTTGTTTAGCATCATCACCAGGGTTCAATGGCAAATCAACTACTACGTTTTTAGTAGGAGCTGCAGATTGGATCGCATCAAACATTTCATTTTGTTGAGTGAACATGTCGATTTCGCGACCTTCTGGAGTAACCAACTTACGAATTTTCATTGTAAGTGTGAATTTAGGAGTTTTAGCAACTGCTTTGTTGATAGCGCCTTTATCGAAGACGTTGTTCATCAACAAGTTTTTGTGCAATGGGAATACAAGACCCATAACTGGATTGTATGCAGACAAAGCAGAGGATTCCAAGAACGCATTGCGGTCATTGTCGAATTGAGCTTCCATCATTGCCATATGGTCAGCATAACCATCTGGATTACCTAATGCTGTATATTCTTCAGCATCAGCGGAATTTTCAGTAAAGAAATTTTTAACAGTTTCAACACAAGTTGGATCCATCATAATACGACGCATGTCTGTAAAGAATTCGGAACCAGATTCGTGCTGAATATCTTCAGCCATTTCACGAATAGCTGTAGCGTATTGGCGAGTAGCAGGAGTCACATAACCACGACCCATAACTACGTCAGCGCGAGATTCACCTACAACTGGCATAATCATTTTCTCCTTTCGGGATGTACAATTTATTTTTATTATATTAGGTATCTATAGGGACACCAAAATATTTACTATATTGTTATATCTCATAATTCTATACCATTTACTTTTTAACAGGTTCTTCTGGTGCTATAGACTCAATTAGAACTACAATTCTATCTAAACACCAAAGTGCATAGTAAAAGTCAGATTTATTTTCAATATATGTCTTAGTATGATAAGTTTTAGTGATATAATGTAAAGTCATATCAGCTAGTTTATCTAAAGCATTAGATACTCTGATTATGATTTGCATATTATCACTATTCTTATTCACATATTCAACTTTTTGTTTGAAAGATTTGATTAGATTATATAATTCTATAAATTTATCTTTCAATTCTTTATTTCTGATAGCTTTTTGCTCATCAGTTAAATCGTCATAGATCTCATTCTCCAATCCCTCTAAAGGATCAGAAGAATCACCGGTATCTCCGTCAGTAGAATCAGGAGAGTCTCCCCCACTATCTAAAGAATCAGTATCATCGCCACCATCAGATCCATCATCTGATAAATCATCAGGCTCCATATTATCAGAATCACCGCCAAGATCATCAGGTTCATTAGATGAATCAGAGTCGTCAGATCCTGTATCATTATTATCTCCATCCGATAAATCATCAGGTTCATCTACTCCACCATCATTATTATCATCTGGAGTATCATCACCATCTATATCTTCAGTTGGCTCCCCATTACCTAGATCATCTGGTTCATCACCAGTCTCTAAGTCATCAAGATTATCATTAGTATCATCTAAAGTGATATCTTCTTCTCCATCATCAGATGGTTCATCATCTGATAGATCTTCAGGTTCATCATCGCCATTAGGATCTTCTTCCCCTAGATCTTCTGGTTCATTATCATCATCGACCCCATCACCATCTGCATCAGGATCCCCATCAGTTAAATCTTCAGGTTGATCATCAGGTTCATCGTCAGAATCTAATGGATTATCAACGACAACTGGAGGAGGAGTTTCCTCCTCCTTTTTGTCGTCTTTTTTCTTTTTTTTATCTTTATCATCATCTGCTTCAGTAAATACCGCAGATGTTAAAAGAGAATCTACATATTCAGAAAAATTCATCTATATTATCTCCTTATTAGTCATCATCGCGGTTACTATTACCAGGGACATGTTCGCCGTGTTTAAATGTCATATTATAAGCAAGTCTAGCTCTTTGAGTTTCTAGACGTTTCTTAATTTTTAACAATTCACGTTGTTTTTCGAGTTGATTATCATCTTCAGCTTTCTTAAGATATCTCTTAGTCATTTCTAATTCAACATCAATTTCTTCAAGAACTTTTCTACGTTCCTTGGATTGCGCATTCATAGCCATGCCTAGATAGCCTAATATAGCAACAACAGATAATGCGGGATTGATTAATGCAGCAATACCACTAGTGATGGCCAATTTAACAATACGGCTAGCCTTAGGAAGAATATTACCAGAAATAACTGCTTCTCTGTTTTCAGATTCAAATTCTTTATTATCAATAATACGTTTTAGTTGATCCATTTGAGCATCAAATTGACGGCTAATATTAACAACACTGTCATCTAATTCGCCAATCTTAGATTTGATCTTTTGAGATGCAACTTTAATAGTATTAATGATATCCATTTCATTAACTACTGTAGGATATTTAGCAAAATCATAAATGCAATTGCTATATCCTTCTAGTACTTTAAGATGAGCAATAGCTTCATCAATATTAGCATTATTATGATCAATAATAGAGCAATCTTCTACATTATCGTTATATTGTCGTAATGCTTCAGCTTTATCTTTTAGATTATCGATTCTTACATAGTCATCTGCAGTTTTATGCTTAATTGCACGGCAATCTCTTAGATGACGTTTAAATACAGCAGATAATTCTTCTGGATCTAAAAGAGAAGGATTGTGTTTAGCTATATTAGCAATATTTACAATAGTTTGAGTATCATATCTATCAATAGAATCTTCTACGCATTCAATTAAGTTGCGTTTATAGATATTTTCCATTGCAGAATTCATAATATCTAATTTTTCAGATAATGCATCTACATTAATTTCTTTATCTTTTGTAGTATCAGTACTAATAGACTCTACTGTAGAAATAAAGTCATCAAATTTAGCAGCTAATACTTCATCATTATCCATATTTAGATCTTCTTTATATTTAGCGTATAAAGAAGCAATTAAGACAAGTTTACCTAACTTATCTTTACTTTTTTCTTCCAATACTTTATTATTGAAGTCTACTAGGATATTAGCATATTCAGTTAGATCTGCATTGATTGATTTTAGAGTAAGAATGATATTCTCAATAGAGTCGATATATACATCTAACCCTAAATCGGTGTAAATATTCTTCAATAACAACTTAAAGCAATCAAGGCCCTTATCAAATCTGAATTGCCCAATATAAAGATCTACTTTTTTACTACCTAAATCAATAACCTCTTTAGGATCAGCTTCAATGATTGTATTCTTTACAATCTTACCAATATCACTATTAGAAAGAGGATTATACTTAGATAATTCTTCTAAAGTACTTTCAAGTACAGCAGTAAATGCAGTTGGATCGCTAGAGTTGATTAAGAAGTAATCTTTCATAGCTTCAACTACAGAACCAATTTCATATTTACAACCATTCTTAGATAATACATAAAGATATTCTTCAGTAGCAATTTTGAACTTCTGAATATCAGTCATATTGTAAGTATCAATTAGTTTAGCAACTTTAATAGCATTAACTTTAGCATCATCTGCAGTCAATACATTTTCAAGTACAATTTTATCTAGATCAAAGCGTTTACTAATCTTTTCATAGTTGAAAATGATGCGGTCATAAGTAGCAACTTCACAAGCCAACTCAAGAGCCATATTTAAAGTTTCCATTTGAGCGGTAGCTGCTTGATCTTCAGATTGGGCATTAGTACCTAAAGCATCTTTAACTCCATTGGCTGCTTTATCAGTTAAGTCTTTAATCTTTTCGGAAGCATCACTTATCTTCTTATTGATTTTATTTTTAAGACGGCCTTTATGGAGAGCCATCTTTCTTTGAAGATATGCTTTGAATTGAGATGCATCTCTTACTTTAGTAATAGACTCTAATACTTTTTGTCGTTCACGATTGACCTCAGCAGGTGGTACATGGTTGTACAACTCAACTAGGAGATCCAACGATTTCATTATTGCCATATCATGATTAGAGTCCACTTCAAGAATATTTTTAAAAAGCATATCTGCTTTATTCATATCATGAGTTTCATAAACCATATCATACAGTCTGGCAAACGAGCCATTAGACTTGTATGATGTATTTAACTCATGTTGCCGTTTACGTATATTCGTTAGCATTGTATTTAAATCTCCTTTTTCACCTATTTATGGTCAGTTATTATTATAAAGTTCCAGTATTATATTGAATACTTTAAATAAATAAACCCAGATATAACTTATCCTGTCAACATAAGTAATAATAAATATTTAGAGATTAAATGGAGGTCTATAATGGAAAAGTGCATCCCATTTATTATACATGAAGCTCCAATGACTGTTGGAGAAACAAAGATTGTTGAAAATATTAACAACAAACCTATTGCACAAGGTATCCTTCAAGATACAGATACTGTAAATCGTAATCGCCGTTCTTATGCTACTAATGATATGAAAGCTCAAATTGCATGTGAACGTACAAAAGAATTACTTAGAAGTGGTAATATGAAGGGTGAAGATGGTCACCCAATGGAATCCAGTGTTCAACGTCAATCTACAATCGATCCACGTTTGGTATGTGTTAAATACTTAGACATCTGGATGGAAGGAACTGATGTATTAGCTAAGTTTACTGGCACTAATACTGAATATGGCCGTAACTTTAATGAAGATCTATTAGATGGTGAACTTCCAAGCTTTAGTCTTCGTGCTCTTGGTAATCTTGAATCTATGGGTGGTAAATCCTATGTAAAGAACTTAAAAGTTATTACTTGGGATCGTGTAATTTACCCATCTCATAAACGTGCATATACTACTAAGCTTCTTAATGAATCTGCTGGTGATCTAGCTAATACAAATGAAATTGTAGTTAATGAATCTTATGCTGGCCGTATCATTCCTATCAATAACCCTGCAGTTATTAGTTATATCCAATCAGAATCTGCAAATGTAGATATGATTTCTGATGTAATGGAATTTGGCAAACGTAACATGCAAGTTCTTGAAAACGGTAATGTACAATTATTTGATGAATCTGGTGCTTCCTTGATTATGTCTCCTGAAAAGTATATCAAAGACGAAATCATGGAATGGGCTAAGAAACAATATTAATCAAAAAAAAAATAAATAAAACCCAAGGAGTTAAACTCCTTGGGTGATTTTTATTTCTAAAGTATTCTTTAGATTTTCATCTTCTGTAGATTTTAATTCAATATTGAAGTTCTTATTGATAAATAAGAATTCACAAATATCATTCAATGCTTGAGAGTTGATGTATTGTCGATCTTTAGCCACCATAATTCTACGATTATTTCCTAGCTTATCTGTGAAGTCTAAGAATACATCTCCTTTAACGTATAGCTTAAAAGATGGACCAATAATAGATTCCAATTTAACCATAGCAATAAGCTCTGGATATTTTTGGAAATAGATTACATTCTTTAGAGCTTCATATCTTGGTTCATACATTTCTCTAAATACTGGTAATCCAACACTTTGGATGAATCCAATATTATCTAAAATATATTCACAAGATTTCTTAACACATTGCTCTTCAATACTTTGGCGATATTCAATATTGTATTTGATGTGTTTTAAATCAATTAGTTGATCTACATGAGTTAACTCATGAATAATAATTTCCATAGCAAGATTTCTGATTGCATCAGTTGTATGATATGGGTGAGTTGTAACAGTGTCGTAGAATGCATCTAAACTCACATAGATATAGCCATATGGAGAAGTCCTAGCTATATTACTCATCTTCTCTAAATATCCAGAAACAAAAATCAATTTTGTATATGGATCAATATGATTAACTTTACCATTGAAAGTATCATATGTAAATTGCATTGTCTGTTGTCCCAATTCGATTATATCAAACTTATTCATTTATACAGGCCTCCTTCAACATTATAGTATATCATTAAAATGTGCTTTTTAAAAAGGAGCTATGACAATATATGTATAATAGAATGACAGATGTCGTAAATAAAATAGAAAGACGTTTAGGTACAGCTCCTTTGAACTTACCTGAACAATTACAAAAGAAAAACTGGGCCGACTCAGTTATTAAACCCGATACATTGACTACATTTAGTCGATTCTTTCCTCATATGGTTAAAGTTCAATTAACTAAAGAAGATATGAAAGATGGATACTATCTATTAGATCGTCATATTCCAGATAATTACGAAATCCTAGGCGTTAAGGATATTCTTTGGAGTGATATTGATAATGAACGTGCTGGCCTCCAACAATATTCTGGTTATGGTATCTATAATGTATTAGCCAGATCTATGAATGGCGATAGTATGATGCTAGCTCAAAGCTATGCCGATGTATCTTCATTATTCAATAGTGGTATTTACTTAGATTTTATTCCCCCTAATATGGTCAAACTACAAATGGCTTTAGGTGGAAATACTAATAATCTAATGCAGAATGTAACTATTGGCGTATTTGTAAAACACCCTGATAATCTTATGACTATTGAACCAACTAAGATGGAAACATTTGAACAGCTAGCTCAAGCTGATGTAGCTGTATTCTTATATGAGCACTTAAAACACTATGATGGAATCGAAACAGTATTTGCTAATATCGATTTAAAATTATCTACATTAGAAGCTCAGGCTTCAAGAAGAACTGATATTGTAGAATTCTTAAGAGATAACTATGTTAACCCGGCAAATACAAATCAACCAATAATGTATACAGTATAAAAAAAATAAAAGACCCATAGGAGTTTAACTCCTATGGGAACTTTGTTTTTACTAAACCATTATCTGTTTAGTATGCATTTCTTCAACTTATTCTCAAAGATCCGTACTTGATCTTCTGCAGAAAACAATGCACAAATCTTACCATTATTATAAGAGATATATGAAGGTCTAACCTTCTTAACCTCTAATAATTGTAAATAAGCTAATTTTACTTTATCCATTATTTTATCCTACATTTGATAGTAACTAAAGTACTTATATCTTGAGAGAATTCAACTTCAATTAATGGCTCTGGGCCTTTTACTACATACTCATTTTCTAATAGACTGTTTTTTAATGTATGGATAAAATTACCAAATATAAATTGCATTTCATAGCATCTAATAGGTTTACCCTCAAATCTACGTGGAGTATGCTTACCAGTAATAGTTAATTCTCTAGTTATTTCATCAAACTCACTATCAGTATAGAATCCGCCTTCTGGTAGATAAGAAAATAATTTAACAATATAATCATTTATCTTTTCTTTTACTAAAGAAACTTTCTCTTCCATAAAATCTCCTATCTAACCATACTTGTACGGTTGCTTCCAAGTAAAGGAGTAGATGCCATATATCTTGCAATAGCTCCAGCATGTAATACTGGATTGTAAGTCATTAGGAATCTACGTAATCCTCTAATACGAGATATTGGAATATCATAACAAGAATCTGCACTAAATCTAAATCTAATAGCCTCAGTTATATTACCAGTTGAATTATCAATCAAAACAAATGGAATCATATCTAATGTATTCTTCCATCTATCCATAACTTTCTGATATTTAACTTTAAGGCTATCACATCTGATATCTATTATTTCTCCAGTATCATCTATAATTCTTTGGAATGGGGTATTAGGATTATCTGGATCACAGATATCAATAGATCTTTCTATAGCCATAAATAGATCATCATAATTATCCCAATCTATATATAAGATATTCTCTCTATCCCCTTTAGGTGATAAGACTAAACGATATCTATATTTAAGATTGGTTGTTATATTAGATCCACCTATGATAAACTCATTATGAAAATTTTCCTTAATTTCTTCGCCAATTTTTCGTTTTCGTGTTTCATTGAAAAGTACTTCGATCTTTAGAGTAAGTCTATAATCTAATTCGAAGACTTGCTCTACAGCTTTAGTATAAATATCGAAGCTAGCCACTTTACCACTCCTGAAATCTTAATTATTCTTTAATATTACCGGTAATATCGATTTTAATTTCAGCACCATTTAGATAGTAGTTAGAATCGATTGCTACACCCGTTAATTCAAATCTATCAGCTACCTTTTTACAAGAGTCTTCAATATTCATCTTGACTGAATCAATTGCACGTTCGATAATATCTTTAGAATCACAATATTGCTCTAATTCTACAGGTGTATTATAATGATAAGTAACTGTAGTTTCTCCACTTACAGATTCTAATTCTGCATGCATTAAGAAATGCTGAAGCACTTCATTAATTTCGTCTAAAATAATATCTTCAATTTTTCGTTCCATTTTAATTACCTCCTATTAAATATAAGTATCAAAATGTGAAATAAAACTTAAAAAAATAAATCCCATAGGAGTTAACTCCTATGGGAAATATAAACTATTTCATAGTACGTTCATGTAAATCCAGTTTATTAATTTCTGGATAAATGTCTACTTCATATCGACGTTTGTTTTCTTTATCCACATAATTCAAACGTACCATCAAATCTTTACCAGCTTCTTTACGAATCAATTCATAACGAAGCATCTTTTCAGGTTCTGCACCTGGGTTGAATTTGTTTACAAAGTTTTCAAATGCTAATGCATTCTTTTTGTCAGATACAATCTTAGCATTTAAAGTTCGTACAGCTTTAAGAACCAATTCGGCATTAGATTCTTTAACTTTATTAAAGGAATCATAATCCACATAGTTATTCAAAACCCATTCAACATCTGGAATTTCCACTTTCACTTTACGTTCACCATTGTCTGGTTCACTTTGTACTGTAAATTTTACTGGAGATTCAGGCGTTTCAATATTAGGTTGAGCTACTACCGAACTAAAATTTACAGAGAATAAATCCCCTGTAGGATTTGGAGTTAAGAATGCAGGTTTTGGATCTTCAATGACCTCATTAATGACATCATCTATTTCAGCACCAATTTCTTCTTCTGGTGCCAAATCGATATCTTCTGCATCATTATTTAAATCAAAGTTAAGATACTTATTTTGGAAATCATTTAAGAATTTTCCAGTTACATTTTCTAACCCTACTTCATTCTCAATGAATGATGCTGGGTCTTTAAAAATTAGTGTTCTTTCAAGATGGTTTGCCATAATACGTATTCCTCCTTGTGAAATACTATGCAATAAAAATAATATAAAAATGATCAATAGAGTGGTAGAAAGGTATTATAATCATTGCTACTACTATATCTTTTTAAAAGATGTAACCACTCTATTAATCACAATTATAATATATCATCATTCATCTTTTTGAAAGTCAGATTTATTGAACTTAGGATCATAGGAAATCATACCAAATCCTTGATCGTATTGCCATTTAACATTTTCACGAACTTTATATAGCTCATCGGCTTTATCTTGTAGAGTTTGGAAAGGAATCTTTATTTCTCTACATTCTGTAGCATATTTATTAAATATTGGTTTCTTAGCATTGTAGAATCTAGATATCTGTCTAAATCCATCATCTACAACTTCGATACAATCAGTATTATCGTTACGAGTTCTACCAAGAACTTGCTTTGCTAATATTTCAGACTTAAATGGTTCTGCTAAAACTATTGTAGCTTTAAGATCTCTAATATCTAGAGCTGCGCCAGCTGACTTAGTTGTAGATAATATTAGTTTCTTAGATAACTGTTCATGCTTAATATCTTTAGGAGTAAGACTTGTATATACTCCAATATTATCTTTAAACTCTGGATAGTTTTCTTCTATCCAAGCTTTTACTATATCTATAGCAGAATTGGTTGCTATGTATATTAATACTTTACCATCTATCTTAATAACTTTATCCATTACTATATACATCATATCATAGAATGAGTTATTACATACTATATGATTTACATAAGCATTTCTATTTAGCCCATATGCTTGATTAGAGCATTCCCTCATATCTTGAGGAGTAGGTCTACTATTGAATCTTAGTGCAGTGTATCTAGTATGAGGATCTGAATCTTCATCAAATAAATTTATTGCAGGAATATTCTTGAAATATAATTTATAGATAAAGTTTTCAGTTTCATCGGATCTACCAGGTGTAGCAGTTAGATATAAAGTCTTTCTAGTATTAGTAGAATAATCTACATAGCAGATATTATCAAAGTTAAGATGAGCTTCATCATAAACTTTGAGCTGAACTTGAAGTTTTTTGAAAAGTTCACCTATAGTATGCCAACCATTAGTATTACCAAAGCTTTGTAAAGTAGAGTGGGTAACTAAGAATACCTTATATTTAGATACATCAGTGATCCCATTTAGTACTTTATGGATAGCTACAGAGCCATTTAATACTAATACTTCACGATTTTCATCAATATTAGTATATTCACCCACACAGTTCTTCCATTGATCTAACCATCCAGTTGTAGATGCAATAACTATAGTTCTAGCTCTCCAATAAGTTAGAGCCGCTATAGTTACATATGTCTTACCTTTACCAGTTGGCAAATTTACTGAAAGCTGCGTGGCATTTTGATTAGGATAATATTCACCTTTACCTAAGATAAAAGCTAATGCTTCTTTTTGTACATCATCTCTAGGTAAATACTTAATAAGGATTTCAGGAGTTTGAAAGAATGGATCACTATTATATTCTCTTACAGGTTCAGATTCAACAAACTTCTTTATGAAGTATACATCTAACCCTCTAGGAAGAAATAGTCGTCTATTCACTTCGTCATACATCATTCCTTTATATGATTTAGTATAAGTTATTCTATCAAATATAGTAAAGTATGATTCTAATCTAGGTATATCTCCAAGATTGTAATCATTAATAACTATAGAGGAATTTCTTAAAACTAATTTATTCATCAAACTTAATCTCCGAATTTAGACATTTAGCAAATCCTTCAATATTACGATAAATATATTCAAGCATAACATGACAATTTGTTAGATTTTTACTAAATGTAATTGCTGCAATTGAATATATTTTACCCATCATATATTCTAGATCTTTCATAAAATTATTTAAATCTTCTTTATTACAAAGTCTTTCATAATTTTTATCAAAATTATTAATCAACCCTATAGTATAGATATTAAATAATTTATCAAAAACAACAGGTTCGCTATTAAAATATACAACAGTTTGAGTATTGTATTCTATTTCTCTCTTGTTTTCTATATTAATACATCTAATATATTCTAATAATTTATTATATAATT